GATGTTTTAGGCATAGTGCAAAATTTTCAAATTACAACAAGTTGGGTAAACAAAACAGACAAATCAGAATACATAGACAAACATTCACACCCAAACAGTATTATAAGTGGCGTATATTATGTGAGCACGACTCCGAAATGTGCTCCAATTATTTTTAGCAAACCTCATCTCTACTCTAACATTACATTTCAAAACATACAGTTGGCTTACAGTGGCGAAAATAAAAATCAATACAATACAGACTACTACGGAATAAATCCACTGCCTGGAGAATTATTAATGTTTCCATCTTGGTTAGAACATGAAGTATATGAACAAGGATCAGAACACAGCCGTATCAGTCTAGCATTTAATACATATCCAAAAGGAGACATTGGAGAAGGTACGAAACAGTTAAAAATATTATGATAGTTGGAATTTGTGGATTAATAGGATCTGGAAAAGACACAATAGCAGATCATCTAGTAAAAGATCATCAGTTTGTAAAAATATCTTTTGCGGATAAACTTAAAGACACAGTGGCAACATTATTCGACTGGGATCGAACTTTACTTGACGGCAAGACAGAACAAAGTAGACTGTGGAGAGAACAACAAGATCCTTATTGGAGCAAAGAACTAAAGAAGAAGGTCACTCCGAGATATGTGCTTCAAGTGTTTGGAACTGAATGTATGCGTGATGGATTTTATGATGGTATCTGGGTCAGTATGTTGAAAAAGAAAGTGACTGAAAATCCCCACATAAATTGGGTTATACCCGATGTTAGATTTGAAAATGAAGTCAAGGTAATCAATGAAATAGGTGGTGAAGTTTGGTGGGTAAAACGGGGTCAATTGCCTATGTGGTTCAGAATGTATCAAGATATAGGTCAAACACCTAAGGACATACATCCATCCGAATGGCAATGGGCAAGATCAAAATTCCACAAAGTATTTGAAAATGACAGTAGTATAAATTCGCTTAAAAGTCAGGTACAAGATCACCTTGTTTCCAACGGATTCCTTCAAGGTGCAGTGTTGTTTGACAATTAGCACAAACAGTCTTTAAGTTATTAAATTTACAATTATTAAGATTTGCGTCAATATGAAACACTCTAAAACGCTCTTTGTATTCACTTTTATGTCCACACTTATCACATTGTTGCTTAGGTCTATATCCAGCAACATACCATTTGGGCATATATCCAGACGGTCCGCCATAGCGTAGACACATTTCACACAGTCTTCTATAGTAAGTCTTATTGCCCTTTTTATAGTTTACTGCGGCAGGTCTTTCGTTACATTTATAACATAAAGGTCTCATATACACGTATTTACCTGCCCTTTACCACCCCTTTTCAAAGCCTTTTAATTTGGTGCATTTTACCGTTATTACATAAATACAAACAATACAAAAGTTTTATATTAAAACTAGGAGATTTAACACATGGCAATAGTTTCACCAGGAGTACAAGTCAGCGTAATTGACGAAAGTTTTTATACACCAGCCGAACCAGGCACGGTGCCAATGATCTTTGTTGCGACAGCACAAGATAAAACATCAAGCACAGGAACAGGAACAGCATCAGGAACAACAGCGGCAAACGCCGGTAAAGTTTTCTTAATGACTTCTCAAAGAGAGTTAGCAGAAACATTTGGTGATCCAGTATTCAAAACAGATGCAAGTAATAATCCAATCCATGGTGGTGAAACTAATGAGTTTGGATTACAAGCGGCTTATTCATACTTAGGTGTTGCCAACAGAGCATACGTTGTAAGAGCAGGTGTTGACTTAGGTCAATTAGAAGCAAGTGCAAATGCGCCAGCGGCAAATCCAGCATCAGGAACTTATTGGTTTGATACAGCAAGTTCAAGATATGGTATATTTGAATGGAATGGTTCAGCGGCAAGTGTAACAGGTGGTCAATCATTCACAAACAAAATTCCAACAGTAATCACATCAACTACACAATTATCATCAGGACTAGGAAGTGCACCAAAAACTTCAGTAGGTTCAATTGGGGATTATGCGATTACGGCTACAGACACAAACAACGATGTTTACTACAAACAATACGACGGAAGTTGGGTTGCAGTAGGAACAGCGAATTGGGTAGCATCAAGACCAACAATAGCAGGTGGTACTCCAGGTACTATCACAGGTGGTCAAAATTTTACTATCACTATTAACAGTGCGGCAACAACAATCACAGCAAGTGGTACAACAGTCACAGATATAGCAAGTGATATCAGCGGTGCTGGTGTTTCAGGTTTATCTGCAAGAGTTAATGGTGGTAAATTAGACATTCATTACAACGGTTCAAATGATAATAAAGTAATAATTGCAGACGGTACAATGACTATCGCAACTGCTTTAGGTATTACAGCAGGAACTTATTATGTACCAGCAGTATCAGTTGCACCACACACTTCAGTACCAGCGTTCAAATCAAGCGACACGAATCCAAGACCAACAGGTTCTTTATGGTTCAAAACAACTGATCCAAACTTAGGTGCTAAATGGAGTGTTAAAAAATTCAACGGCACAACAAAACTTTGGGAAGAAGTAAGTGCACCACTTTACGCAAGTAACGAAAGTGCATTGTACAATCTAGACAGAGCAGGTGGCGGAAAAAATATTGCGGTTGGTAATCTTTACGTAAATTACGGTAACGGAACAACTGAAATTGATTTCATTATACACAGAAGAGAAAATTCAGGTAACACAACAATTACATCATCAGCAGTGGCTACAGGTCAAGGCGCTGGTAGTAAATCATTTACGATTGCAGAATCAATTGTAGGACAAGAAGCATTAAACAGTGGAATCACTGTAACGGTTACAACAAACAATAATGCCGCAGATGCTGACGTTATTGCAGGTGGTATCAACGGTGCAGGATTTACAAATGTAGTAGCAAGTGTTGATTCACAAAACAGAGTTGTAATAGAACATAACGATGGTGGTGAATTTAAAATTACTGATACAAACGGTTTAATTGAAGCAATTGGTTTAACAAACGCTTCAACAAATTTAGGATTTGAGCCAGGAACAACTAACGCGACAAGTCCAAAACAATTTAGAGCAAGTAACTGGAAAGTATTAACTTATACTGCAAGTGCAAACGCAGTAACTTCATTAACTACAAACGGACAATTATGGTACAGTTCAGTTGTAGACGAAGTTGATATCATGGTACACAACGGTACAACATGGAACGGTTACACTAACGTTTATGCAAATACAGATCCAGCAGGTCCACAAGTTTCTGCAACTGCTCCAACTACACAATCAGATGGAACGGCTCTTGTAGCAAACGATTTATGGATCAGCACAGCAGATTTAGAAGAATATGCAAACATCTACAGATGGAACGCAAACAGTTTGAAATGGGAAGTATTAGACAAATCAGATCAAACTACTGAAGACGGTGTTCTATTTGCTGACGCAAGATTTGGAACTTCAGGTGGTTCGGCAACTGTTGCTCCATCAGGAACGATTGTAGAATTATTATCAAGTGACTTCCTAGATCCAGATGCTCCAGATCCAGCATTATATCCAAAAGGTATATTGTTATTCAACACAAGACGTTCTGGATTTAATGTTAAGAAATTTGTAAGAAACAGTATTGATACAACAGCAACTAACCTAAGACAAGGTGGTGCTAGTATGTCTGCTTACTATCCACACAGATGGGTAACTGAGTCTGCTAACCAACCAGATGGTGCAGGTTCTTTCGGAAGAAAAGCACAAAGAAAAGTTGTTGTACAAGGTTTACAAGCAATGGTTAACAGCAACCAAGAAATTAGAGACGACGAATCAAGATTATTCAACGTAATGGCAACTCCAGGTTATCCAGAGTTGATTGGTGAAATGATTTCACTAAACACAGATAGAGGATTGTCAGCGTTCATACTTGGTGATTCACCAATGAGATTAACTCCTGATTCAACTTCATTAGCAAACTGGGCGACGAACGTAAACAACGCAGTTGAAGATAATGACAACGGTTTAGTTTCAACTAACTCATACTTGGGTGTGTTTTATCCATCAGGACTGTCAAGTGACAACTTTGGAAACAACATTGTTGTACCAGCATCACACATGATGTTAAGAACTATCGCATTAAGCGATCAAGTTTCTTTCCCATGGTTTGCACCAGCAGGTACAAGAAGAGGTGGTATTACAAACGCAAGTTCAACTGGTTACATTAACTCAGAAGGCGAGTTTGTATCAACAGCATTGAACGAAGGACAAAGAGACACATTATACACAAACAAAGTTAACCCAATTACGTTTATTACAGGTGCAGGTTTAGTCAACTACGGACAAAAAACTAGATTTGCTGGTACAAGTTCTTTAGACAGAATCAATGTATCAAGATTAGTAATTTACCTAAGAAGTCAATTAAACAAACTTGCAAGACCATTTGTTTTTGAGCCAAATGACAAAATCACAAGAGATGAAATCAAGGCACAAGCAGAAAGTTTATTATTGGAACTTGTAGGTAACAGAGCAATTTTTGACTTCCTAGTAGTGTGTGACGAATCAAACAACACACCTACAAGAATAGACAGAAACGAGTTGTACTTAGATATTGCTATTGAACCAGTCAAAGCAGTTGAGTTCATCTACATACCGTTAAGATTGAAAAATACTGGCGAAATAGCAGGATTATAATAAGATAAATATTATAGGAGAAACAAATGAGTATATCTACACTATCAAAACTTACAGTACCTTTAGACAGTAGCCAAAGTGCTTCTAATCAAGGTCTGTTAATGCCTAAATTACAGTATCGTTTTAGAGTAAGTTTAGAAAACTTCGGTGTTTCTACACCTACAACAGAATTGACTAAACAGGTGGTAGATATAACAAGACCTAATTTATCTTTTGAAACAACAACTATCGACGTGTACAACTCTAAAGTATATCTTGCTGGTAAACACACATGGGAAGCAGTAACATTAACTTTAAGAGAAGATGTATCAAACAACGTACAAAAATTAGTTGGTGAACAATTACAGAAACAATTCGATTTCTTTGAACAAAGTGCGGCGGCATCAGGTTCAGACTACAAATTTGTTACTAGAATTGAAGTTACAGATGGTGCTAACGGTGCCAATGCTGTAGGAGTTTTAGAAACATTTGAATTGTATGGTTGCTACATAGAGTCAGCAAACTACAATCAGTTAGCATACGGTACTAGTGAACCAGTTACTGTAACGCTATCATTAAGATATGACAACGCAATCCAAACTCCACAAGGAACAGGAATAGGAACAGCAGTAGGTAGAACTACAAACACTCTAATTACAGGCGGCGGTGCATAATTTTCATAAGCATTTATAAATTTAAAAGGGGGGCTACGGCCCCTTTTTTATTCTGTGACCCACCATTTTTACATAACATAAATACAGTATATGGCAAATTTCTTAAAAGGTTTTTTAGATAACGTATTAAAGGGTACACTTAATCCAAAAGGTAATCTGGCGGATTTTGCACACGCATCTAGACTGTATGTGGATGATAGTTTTAGACTTGCACCCAAGCAAAAGTTTTTATACCATGTAGTTTTTAATATAAATCCAAATGCAAAAATTACAGATCCACCATTGGACAATCACCAACGTGAATTGAATATGTTGGTAAAAAATGTTGACCTACCTAAATATACTGTTGATATGGCAACAGTTCAACAATACAACAAGAAAAGAAAATTGCAGACACGTATTGCATATGATCCTGTCACTGTTGTATTCCATGACGACAATTATGGAGTAACAAGTGCATTATGGGAAACATATTATAGATATTATTTCCAAGACGGTAACTATGGTAGAGTCAATAGTGTAGGTGATCCAGAAACAACTTATCCTGAATTCGAAAGAGAAAGAATTTTATCAGGTGAAAAATATCCAAGATTTGGATTAGATGCTGACATACAAAAACCTTTCTTTACAAGTATACAAATATATCAAATGGCTAGAAAAACTTATACTTGTTTTACACTTGTCAATCCACTTATACAACAATGGCAACATGACACATTGAACAATCAAGAAAGTGGTCCTATGGCAAACCAGATGGTAATAGAATACGAAACAGTATTTTATTCTAGAGGACGTGTGATGCAGAATGGTGCACCCGCAGGATTTGGAAAAGAACATTATGATAGAACTCCTTCACCTAATTCATTATCTGGTGGCGGATCAACAAGTTTGTTGGGAACAGGTGGAGTATTATCAGATTTATTTGGAGCCAACGATGGACCATATACATATATTGGAAGTGCAGTAGGCGGATCCAGAGGCGGAATAACACTAGGATCTTTGATAAGAACTGCAAACAGATTAAAAAATGCAAAAAGACTTAATAAAGAAGGTTTGACACAAGAAGGCTTCAACATCTTGACAGGTGCAATAGGTAGAATAGGCGGTACGGCAGATTCGGCATACGGGATACCTAACACTTATATTGGAAGGACTACTGGTTTAATAAAAGGTGTAACCACTTTTGCTAAACAGAGGATTAGAGGAGGATAATGACAAATATTCCAAAACCAACAAACGACAGTCAACGACCAGTCAGAGAATTTTTTGACAATTACTTTAATGAAAATTTAACTTTTCCAGGAGCAGAGGTTGATGCAGTGGTAGGCTATTTCGAGTCGAGAGGATTTGACCGAACGTCAAGTATAAGCACAGCGTCAGTCATTTTAAAACAAGCAAAAATAGATAATGTAAAAGTTTTTGAATTGTTAGATACATTAAAAGGTTTAGATGGCACACAATTAAGTTACATAGTAACAGAAGTGCTAAACAACAACAGAATAAACACATCATCACTTGGTTACAAAGTAGAATCACCTTCCGACCTATCTGAAAAACGCAACATAGTGGTATAATAACATGGCAAAGTTTGCTCAGGGAAGATACAATATGAAAAATCCTGACAAGTACGTTGGTGGCAAGACACCTTTGTATAGAAGCAGTTGGGAATTTGCATTCATGAGATTTTGCGATGAAAGTCCAAGCATACAAAAATGGGCAAGTGAATCTATTCGTATACCTTACAGACATCCTTTCACAGGAAAATTTACAATATATGTTCCAGATTTTTTTATTGCATATGCAGATAAAAATGGAAAGCAACACGCAGAAGTAATTGAAATAAAACCTGAAAACCAAACGCTTTTGGAGAAAGCAAAGTCAAGACAAAACCAAGGTCAATTAATTGTAAACAGAGCAAAATGGAAAAATGCACAACTATGGTGCAAGAATAAAGGTTTTAGATTTAGAATAATAAATGAAAAAGATATATTTCATGGCGCAAGATGAGTGCGAAAAAAATAAGACAATGGGCGTGGCCGTTAATTAAAAACTTCCGAACATACATAGACATTGGTGCGTTCAACGGAGATACATCTGCTCCATTTGTAAAAGATTTCAAAAGAGTCATAGCATTCGAACCCAGTCCTTTAACATTTCCACATATTCCAGATACAGTTGAAAAATACAATGTTGCTTTAGGCAATCAAAATGAAATACAAACACTTAAGGTTCCTGGTGGAACTGGAAATCCTGTTCATGGTAGTCTTGTAAGATATGGTAAAGGTGTCGTTGAACACGAAGTTTCTGTTAAATGTTTAGACGATTATAATTTTGAAGACGTAGATTTTATAAAAATAGATGTGGAATGGTACGAATTAAAAGTATGTCAAGGTGCAGAAAACACAATTAAAAAATATATGCCTACAATCATGTTTGAAAATAAACGCAACGAAGCAGATGACTGCAAACAATACCTAAAAACACTAGGCTACACTACTAAATGGTACAAATCAGATACCGTTGCTTACACACTCAATAGATAAATACGTATATAATGAAAAGACTAGATATTAGCGATCAAACGGCAATTAGTATGCCAATGAAGAACTTGATAGCCATTGTGTCAGCGGTGGCAGTCGGTGTATGGGCATACTTTGGTGTAATTGAAAGATTAAACAAAATAGAAACAAAAGCAGTGCTTTTGGAAAGAGACATGACAGCCGAAGATGAGAGATTACACAGCGAAGTCACAAAAAATACAGACTTTAGAATTAAATGGCCAAGAGGCGAATTAGGTCAATCACAAAGTGATTTAGAACAATACATGATGATTGAAGAGTTATATAAAAATATAGATAAGATGCAACAGCATTTAGACAGTATGGCAGACAATAAGATTAATATAGAATTTTTACAAGAGCAAATGGAAAAAGCACAACAGAATATTGATAAACTGAAAGATGCTGATAGAGAAATTGTTTACAAAAACGGAAACGGAAACTAGTGTTTAAAATGTTTGCAATCATGTGCGTGGTCACAGTAGTAGATTGCAAAACAATGTATGAAGATCCACCTAGGACATTCGATACAAAGGAAGAATGTTTAGCGGCGGCAGTTGAAAAAGAAAAGAGTACGAGGCAAATGCTTACTGATGAGGACGGATTTTTAACAGTTGAACACCTTGAAGTTGGATGTGAAAAGGAGCAAATGATATGATTGAAACAGTAGTAGCCTTATTGATGTTTGTTAACAACGAGATTAAGGAACACAGAATACAAGAAAATATGGCACAGTGTCTACGTGGTAAAAGAACTGCTGAACGTCAATTCAGTGCAGGTACAAAGTATCAGTGCATCAGGACTAAAGCGGAACTTGAGGATAACATAGACGGTTCTCGATCAATAAAAAAGATTATTATAGAATAATGGAAAAGTTAATATTTTGGATTATTGTCATTGCGATAGCAACCTATCTTGGAATATACGTCTGGTAGTCAACCATAAATATTTTCAGCAAAAGTTATGACCAAAAAATTAGAAGAACTATTGAATCTGCCGGAATCACAGGAAATTGTGAAAGAGGAAAAAGAGAAGGCAGAAGTAGAGGACAAAAAAGCCGAGGACAAGCAACAATCATTAGAAGCACAGAAGACTACTATGCGTGATATTGCTGAATTTGACAAGATCGCGGCGGCACTACCTAAGGTAGAAGGACTAGGAGAAATGGGCGATTCCGAGCTCGATGACGTCGGCACACGGGCGATAAGTGCCTATGAGGATCTCATGGACTTAGGCATGAACGTAGAAAGCAGATACAGTGCCCGTATTTTTGAGGTTGCAGGACAGATGTTAAAGACCACTCTAGACGCAAAAGTGGCTAAAATGGACAAGAAATTGAAGATGGTTGACCTGCAATTAAAGAAGCAAAAACAAGACACCAAGTCTGGTGACGGTGATGCAACTGTGATTCCGGGCGAAGGATACGTGGTCACTGACCGGAACAGTTTGCTTGAAAAACTTAAAAAGATGGATAAATACAACGATGACAAGTAAATTACAACAGATATTAGCAGAAAGCAAAAGAACATACCCATTTAAAATTGGTATAGTTGGTGAGCCTAAAGACATCGACGTAGGCGCATTAGAAAGCACACTTCAAAAATTTGTAGTTGAAAAAATGAGTGCAGGGAAGAAAACTCCAATTACAAAAAGACCATTAGATTTTCCACACATTGAAAATCAAAGCGTTACATATTTCGACGTAGAATTAACATACCCAACAACAAGTGCTGTATTACACAACTATCTAACAAAATCTTTAGGTATTGCTGAAGCACACATGGTAGTCAGACATCCTAATGAACCAACAGAACAGTATCAAGCAGAAAAAGATGATGCTCCATATGAAGCAAAATTAAATTCACCATACGAAGACAGCAAGGACGAACAGAAGTCAGCAGGTTCGACTAGAGTAATGGATTTATTGAAAGAATTAGAAAAAGATAGAAAAGACAGATCAGCACCAGACGCCGCAAGTGGTATTAAACCAGGCGGTAACATACTTCCAAACGAAGGCGACAGTAAAAACAAAATGTCACCTATTTCAGGAAAGTCGAAAGGTAAATAATAATATGGACATTAGAGATTTTTTAAAGAAAGTTGATAACATTCAAAACAAAGAGCAGATGAAAGAAGACGTGAAAAGAATACACGTTAAAGAAGCATCGCAAGTGATGTTATATGGTGATACACCAGAAGACATGAATGCTATTGCACAAATATTTAAAAATGCAGGAGTAACTCCTCCAGCACCAGTTGAAGGTCCTAAGCCAGAAGCAGAAGAAGTACCAGCAACTGAAGAAGTTCCGGGTAAAGCAAACACAACGCCAAAACCTGAATACAAAGACACAGGTTATATGCAGAAAGATATCGCAGGCGGAATCAACAAGCCAAAAAAAATGTACAGAAAAGATTATCCAGGTGACAATCCAATGGCTGTTGAGACAGAAGAAGAAAAAACTAATTCTATCAAAGAAGAATTGCAAAAAGCATACGAAGACTTCAAAAAAAAAGACTAGCGGAACGTCCACTCACCAAGCCAGAAAAGCGTAAAGTCACTCATTACAAAAAGAAATTTGACAAGAAAAATGTCAAAAAAGACTTTATAAAACGTTATGGAAAAGAAAAAGGCACTGCTTATATGTACGCAACCATCAACAAGATGGCAAAGAAAAACGCATAATCAAATTATTTTTCGCCTCCCTACAACAGCATAAGTATAATATATGAGTAATAAAAGTTTAGATGGCGTATTAACGAAAAAAGCACACACAAGGGAAAAGTTTTCTGAAGAACAGGTACAAGACCTTGTTGAGTGTTCAAATCGCAAAACAGGTTTTGAATACTTTGCCAGGAAGTTTTTCTATATTCAACATCCTGTTGAAGGCAAAATGTTATTCAAAGCATTTGAGTATCAAAAAAATTTATTACACAGTTATCACAATTATAGATTTAATGTTAATATGTTACCCAGACAAAGCGGTAAGACAACCACTGCGGCTTGTTACCTATTATGGTTTGCTATGTTCCATCCGGATCAAACAATACTAATTGCGGCACACAAATATACTGGTGCACAGGAAATCATGCAACGTATCCGTTATGGATATGAACTTTGTCCAAATCATGTTAGAGCAGGTGTGGTAAACTACAACAAAGGATCAATGGAATTTGAAAATGGATCACGTATTGTTAGTGCAACCACAACAGGTAACACAGGTAGAGGTATGTCTATATCTTTACTATACTGCGATGAGTTTGCGTTTGTTAATCCAGGAATAGCAAAAGAATTTTGGACTTCAATTTCACCAACACTTGCAACAGGTGGACGTGCAATTATTACTTCAACTCCAAACTCAGACGAAGATGTATTTGCAACAATATGGAGGGAAAGTCAAAACAAATTTGATGAACACGGCAACGAGCAGGAACTAGGACAAAATGGTTTCCATGGTTTTACTGCCGCTTGGGACGAACATCCTGATAGAGATGAAAAATGGAAACAAGAAGAACTTGGTCGTATAGGTGAAGAAAGATTTAGACGTGAATACGGTTGTGAGTTTTTAGTATTTGACGAAACATTAGTAAACAGTATTGTACTTTCTACCCTGGAAGGATCACAACCTATTGTGAACATGGGTCAAACACGTTGGTACAAAAAAATGGATGCACAGAAAACTTATGTGATCGCTCTGGATCCTGCAATGGGAACAGGTGGTGACAATGCCGCCATTCAGGTTTTAGAACTGCCTACATTCGAACAAGTTGCAGAATGGAAACACAACACAACAGCAATACCACAACAGATAAGAATATTAAGGGACATTATAAACCACATAAAAGAAGAGACACAGAGCACAGGATCTAATATCTATTGGAGTGTAGAGAACAACACAATAGGAGAATCAGCACTGCTTGTTATCAACGACTTTGGGGAAGAAAACATACCGGGAATGTTTGTTAGTGAACCTATCAGAAAAGGTCATATTAGAAAATTTAGAAAAGGATTTAACACAACACACAGAACTAAAATTAGTGCCTGTGCTAGGTTGAAGTCTATGGTGGAAAAAGGCAAACTTAAAATTCATAGCAAACCATTAATCACTGAACTAAAGGCATTTGTTGCTTCAGGATCATCTTACAAGGCTAAAACAGGAGAAACAGACGATTTAGTAAGTTCCATGCTTCTAGCCATGCGTATAATCACTGTTTTAAAGGATTGGGATCCTAAAGTATACACATCATTCAGTCAGGCAGACGAGGATACAGCAGATAGAGTGTATCCACTACCCCTTTTCATTAGTAGCAGTTAGTGATAAATACAAAATATGAACTTACAAGCAATAGGAAAAGACCTTTTTAACAAGATCAGAGGACGA